GCTGAAAGAAACGGCAGAAGAAAAACTGAAGGTTATGATTTTGGAACAAATCCTTGTAGTGAAATTATTTTAAGAGATAGAGAATTTTGTAATTTATCTGAAGTTGTTGTCAGACCTACAGATACTAAAGAATCTTTATTGGAAAAAGTAGAACTAGCTACAATACTTGGCACATTTCAATCTACTCTAGTTAATTTTAAATATATTTCCAAACAATGGAAAGTTAATTGTGAAGAAGAAAGATTACTTGGTGTATCACTTACTGGTATTATGGATAATAAAATTACTAATGGTAAACAAGGTGGTGCTGCTCTCCGAGGTACGTTAGAAGAATTAAAACAAAAAGCTATTGATGTGAATAAAAAATTAGCAAAAGAAATTGGCATACCTCAGTCAGTTGCAATAACTTGTGTCAAACCATCTGGAACAGTATCACAATTAACAGATGCTGCTAGTGGTATTCATGCTAGACATAATCCATATTATATTAGAACAGTACGTGGTGATAAAAAAGACCCACTGACAATGTATATGAGAGATGTAGGATTTCCAATAGAAGATGATGTGATGAATCCTGGACATACTTCCGTATTCTCCTTTCCCATGAAAGTAGATAAAGGTGCTGTATTTAGAATGGATATGTCAGCAATTGAACAATTAAAAATATGGTTAGAATATCAAAAACATTGGTGTGAACATAAACCATCTGTAACAATTTCAGTTAAAGAAAGTGAATGGATGGAAGTGGGCGCGTGGGTATATGAAAACTTTGATTGGATGTCTGGTGTTTCATTTTTACCATTTAGTGATCATTCATATCAACAAGCACCATATCAAGATTGTTCAGAAGATGAATATAAAGATATGAAAAATAAAATGCCAAAAGAAGTAGATTGGTTAAAATTGGCAGAATATGAAAGTCAAGATATGACAATAGGTGCTCAAGAATTGGCATGTGTTGCAGGAGGATGTGAAATATAATGGCACAAAGAGTAAACGTAACTAAACATGAACCTGTTTTCCATAAAACCTCTATAGGTCGTTATCCTTCTTTATGTAAAATGAATAAACATAAACGAAGAAGTTTTAAAAAATATAGAGGTCAAGGGAGAGCTAGGTGAAAGATGAAGAGGATAATGATTATTTGTCTGGAATAGATCTACATTTAAAAGCTGCCTTTGAAACTGAATTGAGTATTTTAAATGTACGTGAAGAAACTCATACTGATCAAGATATAATTGTTATAAATTATTTAAAAAAACGAATAGAACAAATAAATAATAAAAAGAAATTATGAAAACTAAAATAACAATATATACCAGAAATGATCCACCTTGTGCCTATTGTGAGCGTGCAAAAGCTTTAATGAAATATTATGGAGTAGATTTTGATAATAAAATTATCGGAGAAGATTTATCACGAGATGAATTTGTTGAAGAACACCCAAATATAAAAACTATACCAGCAGTATTTTTTGATAATAAATTTATTGGTGGGTATATGGAATTAGAAAAAGAGGTTTGGAATATTCAATTATGAACGAAATAGAATATATCATAGAATGTTCAGAGTGTAATGAAACTACTACAGTTTATGCAGAATCTATCCCAGAGTATTGTCCAATGTGTGGTCGAAGAGTTGAGGCCGAAAGTAAAATGAATGAAGAGGACACGTTTGTATTTGATGAATAAATATAATTATGACGTGGTATTATAATGATAAGATATATGATCAAACCCCAAATGACTATCAAGGATTTGTATATGAGATTACTGAATTGGATTCTAGAAAAAAGTATATCGGTAAAAAGAATTTTTGGAAACCTAAAATTCTCCCGAAAAACACTAAGCGAAAAAGAAGAATACGAACAAGAGTTGAAAGCGATTGGCGAACATACTTTGGTTCCTCCGGACTTCTTACCGAAAGGGTCGAAGACCTTGGGGTCAAAGCATTTAAAAGAGTAATTTTAAGATTATGTAAAACAAAAGGTGAAATGTCATATTATGAAGCCAAACTACAGTTTGAAAAAGACGTTTTATTAAGCGATGAGTATTATAATGAGTTTATCGGTTGCAAAATACATGCTAGACATTTGAAAAGGAGTTAAATTATGAGTAGAAGTCAGTTATTAAATCATTTAAAAGCACTACAAGATGAAATAAATATATTAAAACAACGTATACAGCCACATGATACTGGGCACATACATACTACAATTAATTTATTAGAAGAACGTGTTGTAGAAATAGAAACAGAAATTCAAGCAATATTGGATTCTACAGAATGAGAGCTGGTAAAGTTTGGGGTGAAACACAATTAATAGAAGCTAATGGTGCTTTAGAATTTCATAAAATCGTAATGATTAAAGGTGGAGTTTGTTCAAAACATCTTCACAGATATAAATGGAATGGGTTTTTTGTTAGTTCTGGCCGTATGCTTGTAAGAATTTGGCAGAGAGATTATGATTTAGTAGATGAAACAGAATTAGGCCCAGGTGATTATACAAAAGTTAAGCCTGGTTTATATCACCAATTTGAATGTCTTGAAGATGGAGTGGCATATGAATTATATTGGGCAGAATTTAACCACAATGATATAGTAAGAGAAAGCACTGGATTTATGGAGAATAAAAATGGCAGTAAATAAAGTAGATTGGCTAGTATGGGAAGTTATTGATAAGGCTAGAAAAGCTAGAAGTAAAGAAGAAAAAATAAAAATTTTAAAACACAATGAATCTTGGGGTTTAAAAGATATTTTATTAGGAACATATTCTGATTTTTTTGAATGGAACGTACCTCAAGGTAAAGTACCATATACACCATCAAAACCAGAAAGTGCACCAACCGATTTAAGAAGAAAGCATAAAGATTTTAGATATTTCTTTAAAGGTGGACCTGGTGATAAAATGACTACAATTAAAAGAGAAAGTATGTTTATAGGTTTATTGGAAGGTATTCACCCAGAAGATGCTAAATTGGTTGAAGGTATGATTAATAAAAAGAAAATTGAAGGCGTCACTAAGAATGTAGCAATGGAAGCATTTCCTGATATTCCAGAATGGCAATAAAAACACTTTACATTTGCACAAAAATGTGATAGAATACTATTATGAATATTTTTATACTTGATAAAAATCCAATCATTGCGGCACAATTACAATGTGATAAACATGTAGTTAAAATGATTGTAGAATCTGCTCAAATGTTATCAACGGCTCACAGGATGCTAGATGGTTATGTGGAAAAACGTCCATCAAAGTCTGGTAAACGTATGATAAATTATTGGGTCCATCCAAATGCAAATCGTGAAAATACTTTATATAAAGCCGTACATCATGGCCACCCTTGTACTGTATGGACTATGGAATCAGCTGATAATTACAATTGGCATTATATACATTGGTCTGCTCTTTGTACAGAATACAATTGGCGTTATAATAAAAAACATAAAACACAAACTTTATTAGAAGATATTTTATCACATCCTCCAAATAATATTCCAAAAATAAAACAAACACCATTTGCTTTGGCTATGAAACACGAACCTCAATGTATGTATCAAGACGACCCTGTTCGTTCATATCAAGAATATTATCAAACTAAACAAGATCGTTTTCAAATGAGTTGGACAAAACGACAAATACCGGAGTGGTTTAATGCCAACATATACAATTAAAAATAAAGCAACTGGCAAAATATTTCAAACAGATATTATTAAATATACTGCACTAGAACAAATGTTAGGTTCAGATCATAATTTAGAATTACAATTAAATACTCCTCAAATTATAGGTAGTATTGGTACTATACATGGCAGACACACAGACGATGGTTGGAAAGATACATTAAAAGAAATAAAGAAAAATAATCCAGGAAGTAATATAAAGGTTTAATATGGAATTTATACATGAAAAGATTGATATGGGATATGAAAAACTTAATAGAACAGACGCACCAGATGGTCGCAGATACGTCACACTTGAGGGTAAAGATTATCCCAGTGTGACTACAGTTTTAAGTTTAATACACAAAGATAAGATAATGGAATGGCGTAAACGTGTTGGTGAAGAAAAAGCCAATCAGATTGGTACTCAAGCTGCCAATCGTGGGACTGCTGTACATAATATTATTGAAAAATATATTAATAACGAAGATACTTCAGATTTTATGCCTCATGTTCAACAATCTCTTCAAAATTTAAAACCTTTAATAGATAAACACGTAACCAAAGTATTTGCCACAGAGTGTCCATTATATAGTGATCATTTAAAATTAGCTGGTACTTGTGATGCTATTGTTGAATGGGATGGAGTACCAACAATAGTAGATTGGAAAACATCTAAAAGACCAAAGAAAAAAGTAGATATTCCAAATTATTTCATGCAGTTAGCTGCATATGCTGTGATGTGGGAAGAACGTACGGGTATGGCATGTAATAATACACGCATTGTTATGGACGTTGATAATTTTCACCCAGTTATGTACAAAGAAAACCGTGATGATTGGATAGATGAAATGATTAAATGGAGAGATATCTATAACAACCGAATTCACTAAAAAAGAAGCTTATAGAATATTTTGGATGGTTAAAGGGCACCTT